ATTTAGAAATATTGAAAAAGTAACGTATAATCCAAATGCACAAAAAGCAATTTCTGGATTATCTACAAATTCTGTTTATTTTACTTCTATTGTTGATGATCAAACGGTCAAACTTCATAATAATGAAGCAGATGCTCTTGCTGGAATTGGAACAGTAACATTATTGGATTTTGGTGTAGGTTCTCAAAATTTAGTATCATTTAATCCAAAAAATATTATAGAATCTATTAATGTAATTAGTGGTGGTCAAGATTATCAAAATAAAGAAAAGATAGCTTCACCAACTGGAATAAGCACATTTTTAAATACAGTAAATATCACAAATCACGATTATGCTTCTGGAGAAATTGTAAAATATGTTTCTATTGGATCTTCAGTAGGAGGATTGAATAGTGGTAATGAATATTATGTAACTAAAGTTGATAATAACAATTTTAAATTATCTGAGATTGGTAATGGAGAAAATAATAAAGATTTCTTCTATAAAACAAAGCAATATATCGATATAACTTCAGTCGGTGTCGGAACACATAAATTCAATTACCAAGACATTGTAGTCTCTATAGAGGGCAAATTAGGAGTATCTTCAGATACATATAAAGCTCAAGCAGAACCTATATTCAGAGGTGGTATAACTTCAGTTCAAGTAACTTCTAATGGAAATGAATATGGATCACCAGAAGTGCTTAATTTTAATAGACAACCCATTATTACTCTTTCACGAGGAAGTGGAGCTCAATTAAAACCAATTATAAGTCAGGGGAAATTAGTAGAAGTTGTTATTCTAGCAAAGGGTAGTGGATATAAGTCAATACCAAATATCACTATTAATGGTGTAGGTGTAGGTGCTGTAGTAACACCTATTTTGAATAATGGAGAAATAACTTCAATTAAAATTATTGAGCCTGGAAGAGGATACACAGAATCAAGCACTACTATGTCAGTATCTCCTTCTGGGTCTGGTGCTATTTTTGAATCAAAAGTTCAAAGTTGGAGAGTTAATTTATTCCACAAAAATGGTGGATCTGAGGGATTAGCAAACATACCACTTGATGATGGATATATTACGAACGGATTGAATAGTAAATTTGGATTGCAGTATTCTCATGTTTATACACCTAGAAAATTAAGAGAAAGTGTATTTGCAGTTGATCAAGTAGGAAGAAAATTATATGGAGAAACTGATCTAAGGAAAGAAAATGGACAGGAAATTAAATCGGTTAGTCATTCTCCTATAATTGGATGGGCTTATGATGGCAATCCTATCTACGGCCCATACGGATATAGTACAGTTCAAGGTGGTGTCGTTGATCAAATGAAGTCTGGATACTCGATTTCATTAAAGAATAATAGACCATCTACAGATATATTCCCTAATGGATTCTTCATTGAAGATTATGTTTATACTAAAGTTAATGATGAAACAGTTTTAGATGAAAATAATGGTAGATTCTGTATTACTCCAGAATATCCTAATGGAACTTATGCATATTTTACTACAGTTGATCCAAATGTAGTTGATTCAGCAGGAGCTTTTGCTGGATATAAGAGACCTATCTTCCCATACATTATTGGGGATAAGTTTAATTCTATAGTTAATCAGTTTAACTATGATATAAATTCAAATCAAAATACTTTTAATTTAGTAGAAAACAAGTATTACAGAAATACCGCACCATATAATCTTATTGAAAATAAACTTAATTATGAATATATCAATATTCCTAATCAGTTAAGCCAATCTGTAGAGATTAAAGCAACATCACCAGGTAATATTCAAAGTGTTGGTATTGAAACTGGTGGTAATTTGTATCAAACTGTTGATAGAATCGTATTAGATGAATCTGAAACCAAAGGATACGGCGGTGAAATTAGTATTTTACAGGTTGGTGGTAAAGATATAAGTTCTATTAGTGTTGCTACCACTAGCGTTTCAAATGTAGAGATATACAATTCAAATAAGACAGGTGAATTTACTATAGTTTCTTCTACAGTTCATCCATTTAAGAAAAACGATACAATTACAATATCAGGATTATCTACTAATGGTTTAAATTTAAATGGTACATATACTGTTGGAATAGCAACTAATTCATTATCTTTAGTTGGATTAGGAACAACCTCTTCAGGTATAGGATCTGATGGAGTTACTGGTATAGTTACATTCGTCAATGTCGGTGGAGATTTAAGAAATACTATTCCAAATGATATTCTATCCATAGGAACAGAGAATGTTAAGGTATTAAATGTAGATAGAGAACAATCTAGACTTAGAATTTTACGTTCTCTTAATAATGTAAGCACTGCACATGCAGAAGCATCAATATTCAAAGAACTTCCAAGAGAGTTTAGTATAAAAACTAATCAAAATTTAAAGAAAGTATTAAAAAGAAATAAAGAAATTTATTTTAATCCTGTAGATTCTGTGGCTCTTGGGTCTACTTCGGGTGTTGGTATAGGAACTACTATTACTTTCTCAAATCCAGGTGCAGGAGTAACGCAAATATTTGTTCCTACAAAGACAATATACATTAAAGATCATAATTTACAAACAGGAGATTCATTAACATATTCAACTAATACAGGAACTGGATTAAAAGTCGATACTGGTACTACTACTTTTGATTTAATTGACCAAACTCAATTATTTGTAGGAAGAGTTAATAATGATTTAATTGGTATATCTACAGTACGTGTAGGACTAGGAACCACTGCAACATTTGTGGGTATAGCTAGCACACAGAGAAATCAATCAACTTTATTATTTGCTGGATTAGGAACTGGTACATATCATAGTTTTAAAACTAATTATGAAGCAATAACTGCAACTGTATCAAGAAATCTTGTTACTGTATCTACTGCAAGCACTCATGGATTAATAACAGATGATATTGTTGATATTGATGTAAGTCCGTCAATTGGATCAACATTCATAGTTAAGTATAATGATTTAAATAGAAGATTTGTTGTAAACCCAAGAGATTTTGCAGATGCTGATATTGATATTGCTGCAAATTCTATTGAAATACTAAATCATGGTTTTACGACTGGTCAAAAAGTTATTCATACTGCAGCAACTCCAGCTGGAGGTCTTATTGAGGGTGGAATGTACTATGTTGTTAAAGTGGGTGATAATAATATTAAATTAGCAACAACAAGTTATAATTCCACATTAGAAACTCCAATTGTAGTTGATATCACATCAACTTCTGCTGGAACAATTTCTCCAATTAATCCACCATTAAAATTATATAAAGATTCTACTATAACATTTGATTTATCAGATTCTTCACTTTCATTTGTTAAACAATCAACTAGGTATCCTGCATTTACTTTAAATCTTTATACCGATGAGAATTTTGTTGATCAGTGGGATAAAAATATTACAGTAGAACAATTTGCTGTTAATAGATCTGGTGAGGTTGGTATTACTACAAATCCACCTGCTTCTCTTACTTTAACAGTAGATAAGAATACTCCAGAAAAATTATTCTATAAATTAGTTCCTATTTTTGAAAGCAGTCCACCTTTAGAAAAAACTCAAGTTATTTGCGACTATGATGTAATTTCAAGTGCAATGCTTGAAATTTCTGAAAGCATTTATAATGGAAAATATGCAGTATCCGTTGGAACAACTAGCACATTTACATATACCATAGCAGATGTTCCTGAAAAACCATCATATTCATCAACTTCAAATTTAACATATAAGACATCATCCCCAACAGCATTTGGGCCTATTTCAAATTTACTTATTAAAAATTCTGGTTCCAATTATTATAGTTTCCCAACTATTTCTTCAATTAGAAGTGTTTATGGTTTTAATGCAATATTAAGTATTGGAAGCACAAATATTGGTCAAATTAAGAAAGGCACTATTCAAGATATTGGATTTGATTTCCCCTCAGATAAAACATTACAACCAAGTGTTGGATTACCCCAGATTATCCAAATAGATGCTTTTTCATCTATTGGTTCTATTGGTATTACTTCTGTTGGTAGAGGTTATACTCTAGCACCTAAACCTATTATCATTGATGGTAAAACCAGCAAACAAGTAGAAGAAGTTGAATTGTCTTATAATCTTGGTGACACTAATGTAACTATTATTAAAAATACATTTGGAATGAACAATGTTCCTCCAATTATAATTCCAACTAGAAATAGTAATGGTGTTGCCATTAGCACTGTTGGATTTAATACAATTACTAAGGATGTGACACTTGGCCTAGGAACTGTTTATAGTGATGCTGTAGATTTCCCGTTTGTTGTTGGTGATAAAATATTACTTGAAAATGTAAGTGTAGGTATAGGATCAACTGGTATTGGATATAATTCTTCTGATTATGATTACAAATTGTTCAGTATAAAATCAGTTACACCTAGTATTGGTGGATTTGGTACTGTTTCTTATAATATGAGTGAAGAACTTGCTGATGTAGTAACTCCTGGTGCATTTGATCCTATAAATTCAGATGCTCAAGCTATAGCAGAAAAAACATTTCCATTATATAAAGTAACTTTTGAAAGTAAGAATTTCTTTGCTGGAGAAACAGTTAAATCAGAAACAGTGTCAGGAACATCTTCAGGTGTTGTTGAAAGTTGGGATCAGAGAAATGGTGTTCTAAGAGTTACTTCAAGTAATACTTTCGTTGTTGGAGTAGCAATTCAAGGACAATCTTCTAAAACTAGTGGAACACCATTAAGTGTTACTACATATAATTCTTTCTTTGGGTATGATGCACTTTCTAGAGTTGAAAAAGGATGGCAAACTAATTCTGGATTCATAAATGATAATCAGCAAAGAGTTCAAGATAGTTATTATTACCAGAACTTCTCATATTCATTGAGATCAAAAATTGATTTTGATACATGGAATGATCTTGTATCAAGTTTAAATCACACTTTAGGATTTAAGAAATTCTCTGATTATCAGTTGGAATCAACTATTGATAGTGAACAAGACTTAGTAGTTGGAATTACTACAGATACAACTTCATATGAAATAGTATCAGATTTGCAGAATGTAGTTGATTTAAATTGCAGATATGGTTATGCGGCAGTTAAAGAAAATGCTTTAACTATTGGTACTCAATTAGCATCAAATGAGGTTATATTTGATAGAGGTGAATTAACAGATTATTTTGAATCAACTGGTAACAGAGTTCTTTCTATTGATGATTTACAACCACAGTTTAATAGTGTACCAAGAGCAACTAAGTTTAGTGTTGTTACTTCTTTCCCAATATCTCAATCAAGATCATTAAAGTTCTTTACTTATGTGAAGGATAGAAAATTTGTTGGCGAAAGACAAATGATGGTTGTTGATATTGTTCATGACACTACATTTGCTTACATCAACCAATATGGTAGATTGGAAACTGTCTATGATATGGGAACATTTGATTTTGTAATATCAGGTTCTGAAGGGCAATTGCTGTTCTATCCAACTAAAACTGAGATTAATGATTTTGATATTGCAGCCTTAACATATAGAATCGATGATAATTTGAAGGGAGTTTCCAATAAGAGTCTTGGAAATTCAGTATTAGTTAATACCAGTAGCCACAAGGTTGCTATAGGAGTCACAGAGACAGTTGTAGGGTTTGCTAGTACATATAGATCAGCTAAAGTATTAGTAGGTGTTACAAAGGATGCTGGTGGAGATGGAACAACTATAATAGGAAATGAATTTGAATTTGATGAACTCAATGTAATTCATGATGGTACTGATGTAACAATTGTAGAGTACCCACAAGTTTCTACAGATCAGGATCCATTTGAAACACCAGGATTGGGAACTTACAGAGGATACCTTGATGGTGGCCAAGTAAAAATTGACTTTGCACCTGCTGTTGGAATTGGAACAACTTCTATTGTTAATACCATTCAAGTTTTGATGGGTAATGATGCTTCTAGTGGTATCGGAACAGAAGATTTAAGACATGCAAGGTTGCAAGGACAAACAACTAATATTCCAGCTTCTGGTTCACCTACAGAAACTGTCATTGCTAAATTTGAATCTCAAACAAATCCAGTGTCTGATGAATTTGACGCTGCATATTTTATAGTTCAAGTTACAGATAAAACTAATAATCAGTATCAGTTCTCTGAAGTTATGCTTATTGATAGTTATAACGAAACAATAGGAACTGGAGATGTTTTTGATGTAGAATATGGTATTGTTCGTACAAATTCTGGAGTAGGAACTATTGGTTCAAGAATTGATATAAACAATGGCGGTGTTACTTATACCGAACTTGTATTTACACCAAATGCAAATATTGAGACTCATGTTAACGTATACATGAATGCTATTAAATTTGATAATGGAGTAAAGGATGAAATAGACTTAACTAATGCAGTAATTCAATCTGAATTTGGAACATATAAAGGAACACATAGTGATGTTAAGAAAAAATTTGAAATAACTCATAACAATGATCCAATATTTGAGAAAAAATTCCTTGGAAATAATGTAGGTATTGTTTCTATTACTAATGATACTATTAAAGTTTCAAAACACTTCTTTGTTAGTGGTGAGAAGATAAATTACCATCATGCTGGTGCTGGATCTACTCAAGCTATAGGAATTACTTCAACTAGTTTTGTTGGTATAGGAACCACCGATAAAATGCCTGGTGAATTATTCGTTATAAAAGTTGACGATAACTTTATTAAGTTGGCATCGAGTGCTGAGAATGCATTAAAACCTGCACCACAACATTTAGACCTAACTCATGTAGGTATTGGTACATCGCATAGATTTGTATCCACAAGACAGAATTCTAGAGTTCTTGTTGCAATTGATAATGCAATTCAATCTCCAGTTGTTGCATCTGCAGTTACTACAACCTTGGCAGATAGGATTGACTTTACTCAAGAGATAATACCATTTACTGGAATTACTTCATTCTTCAGTGCTGATTTGATAAAAATTGGTAATGAGATAATGAAGATCGAAGGTGTTGGTATTGGAAGCACTAATTTCATTAGAGTTAAGAGACCTCAGTTAGGAACGCAAAGTGTTGGATATGATACAGGAGCATTAGTAACTAAGGTTAGTGGAGACTACAATATTGTTGATAATACACTCAATTTCGTAGATCCACCTCATGGAAATCTTCCAATGAGTTCTACCACTAATAGGCCAGACGAAAGAGATTGGACAGGAGTTTCTACAAGTTCAAGTTTCCAAGGAAGATCCTTTATGAGATCTGGTGGTCTTGGATCTGTAAATGACACATACTATAAAAATTATATTTTTGATGATGTTTCTTCTGAATTCAATTCAGTAAACAAAAACTTTACTCTTAAATCTAGTGGTTCTAATGTAACAGGATTGAAGGATGAAAATGCTATTATTTTAATCAATGATGTATTCCAAGATCCTGGTGTAACAAATAATTATGTCTTAGATGAACCAGGAAATGTAGGTGTAACTACATTATCTTTTGTTGGAACAGCTCGTACTATTACTAACGATGTAGGTATATCATCATTCCCTAAAGGTGGATTAATTGTATCAGTTGCTTCTACAGAAGGACTTGGATATCAACCACTAGTTGCTGCTGGTGGAACTGCAGTTGTATCTGCTGCTGGTACAATAAGTTCTATTTCGATAGGAAATACTGGATCTGGTTATAGATCAGGTATTCAAACAGTCTCTGTTGGTATTGAAACCTTTAGTGGTGCAAAACTTGTTAAGATTGGAACTGCTACCGTATCTGGTGGACATGTAACTTCTATAGGAATTACTTCAGATCATGTTTTCTATGCACCTAAAAATGTATCTAATGTATTGTATGACAATACAACAGGTATAACAACAATCACCACAACTGCTAATCATGGATTACTGAGAGGTGATGAAGTAAAATTATCTGGTATTGCATTTACATGCAACTATACAGGGGCAACTGCTGTTAATGTTTCTAATGCAGTTTATAATAATGTAGTTGGTGTTATGACTGTCACCACTGCAACACCTCATGGATTATCAACAACTGGTAAGAGAAGTGATGTAATCTTAACTGGTTTAGCATTTACTTGTGGTTTAGACAATGGTGGATCCACTCACTTGTATCCAAGAACAACTGATCCAGCATATTGTGGATCTAAAGTTTTAAGTGTTACTAGCACTACTCAGTTTGTAATTAATGTTGGAGTTTCTACAGTTCCTACATTCTACTCATCTGGAGGAACTGCTCAAGCTGCTATCATAGCACCAAGAGCAAATAACAATTCTGCAAGTAAGAGTGATCCTGCATCGAGTGGAACTAATGTTCTTAATGTATTAACTGCTAAGAAATTTGAAGTCAATACAGGAATTTCTACTAGAGAACACTTCTATGCTAGATGTGGTAAAGTTCAAAAACCGTTAGAAGTTGTTATTGATGAACCACTATCATATAGCGATATCCCTTTAATATATTCTTCATCTTCTGTTACTGGTGTAGGAACCAGTGCTACTGCTGATATTGTTGTTGGTCAAGGATCAAGTGTTATTGGATTTAATATTAAGACTGAAGGATATGGTTATGGTGTAAATGAAAAACTTACGGTTCCTATTGGTGGCCCACTAGGTATTCCAACAACTTCTTCTTATAAAGAATTTGAATTAACAATACAAGAAGAACAAACTGACAAATTTACTGGATGGTCAATTGGTCAATTACTATCTTTGGATAGACTCGATGCTTTATTTGATGGTGAAAAGAAAGCATATAATTTGACACTTAATGAAGAACCACTTGCTATTAAAGCAAGTCAAGGATCTCCTATTAATGTTCAAGATACCTTATTAGTATTCGTAAATGATGTTTTACAGATTCCTGGTCAAGGATATATTTTTGAAGGTGGTAGCATCATCACTTTCACAGAAGCACCTAAAATAGGTGATACCTGTAAGATTGTTTTCTATAAAGGAAGCGGTGATATTGATGTTGTCTTTAGAAATGTAATTGATACAGTAAAACCAGGTGATACTGTAGATATTGGATATGATCCTCAATTGGGTCAAAAATTCTATCAAGATGAAGATAAAAGAGTTGTAACTAAGATTATTTCTATTGATAATGCAGGAACTAATATTTACTATGGTCCTGGTAATACTGACGATGAAAATCTATTAAGACCAGTTGATTGGTGCAAGCAAACTGAAGATCAGATTATTAACCAAAAGAGGGTATCTAAAGCTAGAGAACTTTATGAACCATTGATTAATCCTACTGCTTATGCAATTAAGAGTATAGGAGTTGGAACTACTTCAATATTTGTTGATAGTATTAGACCATTCTTCAATCCTACTAATGAAACTGATGGAAGTAAAACTTTCCAAGATAAAGTTACTATCACTTCTCAAAATTCAAAAGTAGGTGCAATTGCAGTTTCATCTGTTAATACTGCGGGAATAGTTACTTCAATAACAGTTACTAACGCTGGTGCTGGTTATACTGGCACTCCTGATGTTACTATTCAAAAATCTGATGGTACACAAGCAACAGCAACTGCTACATTATCTTCTGGTTCTGTTTCTGCAATTAATCTTACAAATTCAGGAACACAATATTCAGAAACTAATCCACCAGTTGTTTTGATAGAACCACCAACACTAGTTTCAGAAATTGATAATGTTAGTTCTTATCATGGAGATTCTGGTGTAATTGTTGGATTTGGAACAACAACTATAAGTGGAGAGAATAAAATTATTGTTGATCTTCACGTACCATATAATTCTTATTTGAGAGATACTACATTAGTATCAACAGCTACAACATTAAGTACATTAAATGTAAATGACTTCTTTGTTCTTTCAAATACAAATGTAACTATTGGATCTACAATATCATCTTTTGATAGTAGTTTCAATCAAATTGGATTAACAACTACAAACATAGATACTATCTATCAAGCTGATACTGTAGAAAATCATACGACTTCTATCGTTGGTGTAGGAACCACCGTTGTTAGGAGAGTGTTTGCAAAAATTAGTGGAATATCAACTGTTAATTTTGATTCTGGAAATGTTACATTTGATTCAAATGTGTTTAAATATGATTCAACAGGAATCAGTGCATCATTCTCTGGAATAATAACATCTTCTACATATTTTGGTGATTATAGTTGGGGTAGAATTGATCTTCATTCTCGTAGTGAAGATAATACATTTGATGCTTACGGTAATTCTGGATTTGTTGGTATTAAAACATCTGCGATTATTCAGAGAACAAATGCATTGAAATCTCAAGATTATACTTAATTAAATTTCATAAATAACTTAAAAATAGAGAAATAATGGCTAAACAAGGCATTACTACTGGATCAGCACCGAATGATGGGACAGGTGATACCCTGTTAGCTGGTGCTGTTAAAATTAATAGTAATTTCGATGAACTCTATACTTATTTGGGTAATGGGAGTAATTTAAGTTACATTGGAGGTAGATGGTCAAATACTAATGTTGGAATTAGTACTTTATCTAACGTTGGAATAGGAACTACAAATCCAACATCAGCCTTAACAGTTACTGGTGATGGAAAAGTTACTGGAGTTGTAACAGCCACAACCTTTATTGGTGGTTTAACTGGTGCTGTTACTGGTAATGTTGTTGGTAATTTAACTGGTAATGTAACAGGTACAGCATCTACAGCACAAGGACTAACAGGAACACCTACTATTTCAGTTGCTGATGTAACTGCATCTGGAAAGGTTTCTGCTGGTGGATCAGTCACAGGTGCAACAATTCACGGTAGTGGAAATGCATTAACTGGAATTGTTACATATATCAATCCAGGCACAAATATAAGTGTTTCTGCTAATCAAGGATATGTAACAATAAATGCTAGTAGTTCTGGTGGACAAGGATATTTCTCACAAAATGCGACAGGTATAAACACAAGTTCAAATGTTGGTATTGGAACAACAACTGCTGATCATACTTTGACGGTTGCTGGTGTTACTAGCACAACTAATTTATCTGTAACTGGTCTATCAACCTTTAGTGGTAAGATGGAAGGTGCAGCAGTAAATAACGTAATACCATTTTACTATGATAATGTAAATGAGTTTCCTTCAGCATCAACTTATCATGGTGCATTTGCTCACGCACACAATACTGGTAGAGCATACTTTGCACATGCAGGATGGAAAGAATTAGTCAACGTAGAGGCTAATGGAATTGTAGGAACTGGAACCGAAAAATTTAATATTGGCATCACTTCAGTAACAGCTTTAACTGCTACAACAGTATCTGCCTCATCAACCATAACTGCTACTAATTTTGTAGGTGATGGATCAGGACTTACAGGTGTAACTGCATCAGGTACTGGAATTATTATAAAGAATAATGGAAGTGCAGTTGGTACTGCAGGAACAATTGATTTTGGTACTGCTTTATCTGTTAGTGCTATTTCTGGTGCTGCTGTTACTGTAACTGCATCGACTCCTAATAACTTAACTCCTGCAACATTAGTTGTTGCTGGTGTAACAACTGCAACAGGTAATGTAAGTATAGGTTCTTCTTTATTATTGGGTCAGAGTAAAAAAGCATTGTTCACTGGCGGTTCTGGAAAATTAGAAATATATCGTGATGGTAGTAATAGTTTTATTACAGATTCTGGAGCAGGTGATTTTTACATACAGGGTAATTATACTAGACTTAGAAGTGCTGATGGTACTAAGGTCTTTGCAGGATTTACTGAAAGTTTAGTAGAACTATACCATACTAGTTCTAAAAAATTAGAATTATCTAGTACAGGTGTTATTATTACTGGTGTTACTACTACCACCACTTTAGAGGTCAATAATAGATATGGTGTTTCAACTGGATTTGGAACGTTTGTTGCATCTGCTGGTGTAGCACATACAGTAGATAC